AACGGTATGTCGAGCCGTTTATCGGTGGTGGATCTATTTTATTCCGCAAGAAAAAAGAAAGTGAAGAATTTATTAATGACAAAGATTCCGAAATTTATGCATGTTATAAATTTATGCAAGAAATTACGGATCAGCAAATCGAAGCATTGAATAAATGTGATTGGAAAACTGCTGAAACTACATTTAATAAATTGCTCGCTGAATACAAGGAAAGTCCTACCAATAAGGATCCTATATATCAATTCTATCGCTATACTTATTTAAAGGCAGCTTCGGATGCCGGAGAAATGCGTAGTTATGATGGCCGGGCCGAAGGCGAGATAATGAGATTAACCACTCGTTTAGCAAAAATAAAGGAACGTTTGTCCGGTGTTACTATTGAGAATATGGATTACCGGGAATTTGTGAATAAATATTCCAATGAATCTAGCTTTACTTTCCTTGATCCGCCATATCCTTCAGCCCGCATGAACTGGAAATGGTGTCCGACACAAGAAGAATTTGAATCATTCACTAAAAAAATACCCGGTCAATGGATGATTACCTATGAAGTTTGTGATGGATGGAAAGAAGCAAAATATCAGCGTAAGATATTATCGCAATACAATCTTGCTGCGCCTAGTTCCGGCCACATGGCTAGGAAATCTGAATTGATAATATCAAATTATCCTTTAAAAGAGTATAACCTCTGGGTTTCTGAATCAATTGATATAGAAGACGCAGAAGATATTGCTGATTTTATGGGTAAAGTAGATATTTCAAGACTGTCCGAAAGTTCAGGATCAAAAGAAGAATTAAATCAAATATTAAAATTATATACCGCTAAACGCCGCGGAGAAGAAATAAAGCAAAGTTTTGAACAGTTAAAAACATCATTTAAGTTATGTATATCGAAAATGATTGAGGCCGGAGTTAATGATTTTGATCCTGATAGGCTACCTCCTTTTGCTAAAGAATTATTCGATAAATATACTGAATGTAAGTATATTGTATCTCAACCTGATGGAAATACTCAGGCATTTGAATCATTAAAAGAACTAAAGAATAGCGGGATTGATTATCGTGGTTATAAATTCCAGATTATAATGCGTGAATCCGAAAAGAAAATAGGTAATTTTGGATTATATAAACAATGGTGGAAAGGCCGAGTATTAGAAGGCAAGGCAATTGAAAATTTTATCATAACTACAGACTTAGGTATAGACTTTTACCTAGATAAAAATACTTTAAATGAATCTATCCCAGCAACTTTTTACATTAAACCATCAATAGATCTTAATTTAAAGTTAACCGAGAGTATCAATTACATAAAACCAGGAAGTGAACTTAATATTACATCTATGCCTTCTTGGATTAAAAAAATATGCGAAGGCAAAATAGCTATTATGGAGAGTACTGAATTAGAAAAAATATTAGAGTTTTCAGACGGTGAGATCAAAGGAATATTTATTGCAAATCGTGAAAACGAAAATTCTGATTTTTGGACTATTTTGAGGAAAACTTGACAATAGTATAAAAATATGTTAATTATTGTATAGTTATAGAGTTATAGAGTTATTAACAGGTTATCCACAGGAGTTAAATGCCTTATCCTAACGAGCATGCAGCTAGAATAGAGCAACCACTACCGAGTAATTCGGCTATCTATGCCCGAAAATCGATCTCCCCCGGTGTTTCTATTATCCTCCAGAAGTCTAAAGGAGATGCCGATAAACCTATGCATGCACAGGCCTACCGATTTAATAAAAATCAATATACCCCTGAAGAAGCAAAATTATGGTTAAAAAAACATGGATTAAAGTTTATTTCATTTGAACCGGCAAGCGATCCCGGGCCTAAAGAAGAAAGAAAAGCTCTTATTAACCGAATTACTAAGGAATTATCTAATTCTATTATATGAGATTTCTCCAATCAGAAATAGTATCATTTTTAGAAAGTAATTCAGATGGTAATATTTGGAAAGTAATTATTATCGAAGAAGGACTGTCTAAAAATGGTAAATACTACACTAAAGAAGCTCTCCAAAAATCAATTCCGCTATTCGAAAAATCAAAAGTTTGTTTCTATGAATGGAAAGATAAGCATTTCGATCATGTTCCACTCTCAATAGAGAAAATACGACCAGAGGGATTTCCACTTCAGACTGCCGGTTGGCTTGATAATATCAAGTATGAAACGGTAAGTGTTGAAGGCCGGGAAGTTACTGGTTTAACCGGTAGCCTGCATTTACTTGAGGGAAATAGTAAAGTTCAGGAATTAAAACAGACTATCGTAGATGCTTGGAAGAAAGGACTAAAAAACTTTTTAGGACTTTCTATAAATGCAGAAGGCCCATCTAGCGTCCGTATGTTAAACGGCCAACCTATATCAGTAGTCAGTGGCATAACAAGAGTATTTAGCACGGATTTTGTAACTCAACCTGCGGCTGGCGGTGAGTTACTCAAAATTATAGAAAGCCTACAATTTGGAGGAACAGAGCAAATGTTTAAAAAGTTTTTAGAAGCATTGAAAAGTTTTAATGCAAAGTTATTTGAGAGCGTCGATGTCGCTAACATCACTGAAGAAGAAATTGGAAGTATGTTTGAATCAATTGTTAAAGAAGCAAAAGAAAAGAAATCAAAAAACAGTGCTGCTTTAGAAGCAATCGCTGCTAAGATCAAAGAAAAGAAATATGAGGAAGCTGAGCAGTTATTGGCCGCTGTAAAAAAAGAAAAAGAAGCGGTAATGTCAGATGAAGAATTAATGAAATGCGATGACGCGGAATTATCTCCGGAGGATTTGAAAAGAAAGAAAGAATTATTGGCCAAACAAGGAAATACTGATGCTGTCGCAGAGGCAAAAAAGAAACAAGAAGAAATTGATGCCAAGCAAAAATCCATAGAAGCAAAGCTTATCGATATGGAAAAAAAGGCTAAGGCCCGCGAGTGCAAAGAAATGCTTCAGTTAGCCCTTGATGAATCAAATCTTCCTGAGCCTGTAAAAGGCAAGATCAAAAAGAGTTTTGAAAATAAAGTATTTACTGAATCTGAATTAAAAGAATCAGTTAAAATCGAACGCGAAACATTATCTAAACTTATTGAGAGTGGCGCAACAATCGATTTAGGCGGAGATATTGAGGGATCGTTCGTTGAGAGAGAGCCGATTACTAAACTCCAAGCATCACTTGATCTTATGCTCGGATATAAACCTGCCGAAACAGAGAAAGATGCGTTTAAGGGGATCGATGGTTTCAATTCATTAAGAGAGGCATATGTTGCATATACCGATGATCCGATGATTACCGGTAAAATGGGCGTTAAGGCTCTTGCGCGTTTAAGAGAAGCTACGGAAGCAAGTTTCAGCTATGCATTAGGTTATTCTATGCAAAGACGTATGCTCCCTGAATATGCGGCCATAGCTCCTTTATGGAAAAAGATTGCTGTAACCAGCAATATTAAAGATTTTAAATTACAGGAAAGAATTCAATGGGGTGGTTTTGGTGTGCTTCCTACCGTTCAGGCCGCAAGGACTGTCGCTGGAACACCTGTTGATTCAGCTACGCCTACTTATCCGGAACTTGGATTCCCGGCTGATAGCGAAGCAACATACGCTGTTGCTACTAAGGGTGGCCTCGTAACGATTACGAGAAGGATGATTATCGATGACGATCTTAAAGTATTGGCTGGAATACCTAAGAAACTCGGTAAAGCCGCGGCCTATACATTGAATCAGTTTGTTTTTGATTTGATGTTAGGTTACAGCGCAAGTGGTATTAACGCAGCTACGATTTATGATTCAGTCGCGCTTTATGCCACCGCACATAAAAATTACAGAACAGGCGCCTTAGGTTATGATAACCTATATGATTTATTGAATGATATGTGGTATCAATGTGAGTTAGGGTATAAGGCTGATGTAGCAACTCAGTTAGAAGCTGCCGGAACTTCCCTAGTTCTTGGTTCAGGAGAAGCAGCTTATTTTAAAGCCGGCGATTATGCTTGGTTAGATGGTGAAATTGTAAGAGTAGATGCATCTGATGGATCTACGACATTAACCATCGCAAGAGGTATGTTCGGAACGACTGACGCGCAGCACTTAGTTGCTGTTGATGTACGCAAAGTAACTCAGTTCTTAGCAATAGAGAAACCTACGTTATGGGTGCCTCGTGGTTTAAGAGGTACTGCACTAGCATTAAAATCTTCTCAAAAGAATCCGGAGAATGCTGAAGGTGGAGATAACACATTAAAAGACGCATTTGAGGTTGAGGTATCACCGTATTTAAGAGGTGATGAGAATAATTATTATTTATCTGCCGCGCCTTCCGATGTTGAAGGTATTGAAATCGGGTTCTTGAATGGACGTGAGGAACCGGAGATTTTAGTACAGGATCAACCGACAGTTGACAATGTGTTCATTTACGACCAGATCCGTTACAAGGTTCGTCATGAATACGGTGGTGCTGTTGTGGATTATAGAGCGTTTGCAGGTGCAGTAGTATCGTAACAATTAATGGCGATGGCCGGGTAGCAATTGTGCTGCCCGGCTCAGCTGTTAGGCTGAAAAATGCCTGATATTAAGGAGGTAAAATGAAAATTACTAGATTTAAATACGGGCCTGCTAACGAAAGAGGAACGAAGATAACTAAAACAACCGCTTACACAATAACAGAAAATGATATATTAAATAAAGGAACTAGCCTTTTCCTTTGTAGCGGCGCAACTACATTAACTTTACCAGTAGCATCTTATGCTTTAAAAGGCGTAAGTATTTATGTTACCGGTAATAATGCATCTTCTAAAGTTGCAGTAGCCGCGGGTTTTGGTGGTGGCGGTGGAAGTTATGATACTGTTACAGTC